GTCGACCGCGCGCTGCGCGTCGTCGGTCCGTACCGCAGCGTGGTCTTCGATGACCCGCTGATCCATCGCGTCCTGGCAGAGATGGGCGGGTGGACGGCGCTGGGCACGAAAACTGAACAGGAATGGCCCTTCGTCGCGAAGGAGTTCGAGAATCGTTACCGCGGCTACCGGATGCGCAATGAGCGGCCCGCCTATGCGCCGGTGATGATCGGCATGGCCGATGCGCAGAACCAGCGCGCGGGCTTCGAAGGCCAGCCGCCAACGCTCATTGGCGATCAAGCGCTCGCGTCGCGCGTCATGGCTGGCGGGACGACGGAGCCACTGCTTGCGATGAGGCCGGCCGGCGAGGCCGCTGCGCCAGCGGCTGCTCATCGCCTGGGCCGATCTGCATGAACCCGATCTGCGCCCGCTGCGAGCACTTCGGCATGCGCAACGATCTCAAGATCGCCGCCGAGGGCATGGGCCGTTGCCGGCGCGACGCCGCGTTGCTTCCCGGCACGCCGGCGGCGGCCGTGGCGCGCTACGTGACGTGGAATCGAACCTGCAACCGATACCGCGCTGCCGGCGTGATGGCGCCACGCAATGCTTGGGTATCGGGCTGGATTGAGCGAAACCCAGGTGCGACTGAGAACGGTAAGGCGGCTGGGGCTTGCGGAGAGGTGGCGCCACGCGGCGCAAGCGTGCCCGCTGGTACGAAGTGATGTCCCTATCAAAAATTTCGCCTCAGAAAGGCTTTAAATGAAAATTGAATTTACGGTTCCAGGGCAGCCGGTAGCAAAGGGGCGCCCGAAGTTTGCGCGCCGCGGCGCCCACGTCGTCGCCTACACGCCCGAGAAGACGGCCAGCTACGAAAACCTGGTGAAGCTGGCGGCCACCGCATGCATGTGCGGGCATGAGCCAAGCGGCAAGCCGATCGCGCTCTGGGTCTCGCTCAACCTGCAGATCCCGGCAAGCTGGTCGATGAAGCGCCGTGCGCTGGCAGAGTCGGGCGCAATCTACGCGACCAAAAAGCCGGACGCGGACAATGTGCTCAAGGGTATCAAGGACGGCTGCAACGGCATCGTGTGGCGCGACGACGCCCAGGTTGTGCGCGTGATGCTAAAGAAGCGTTACTCGGCCACGCCCAGCGCGCTGGTGCGTGTGATTGAGATCGATGGTGAGTCGGCATGACTAAGCCCAGGAAAAAATACCGCCCCAAGCTGGCCGCCATTCCGCTGGGTATGCGCGACAACGCCTCGTTCGAGTTGCCTGCGCTTTTGGCGCTCGAGGCGCTGGGTCAGTCCAACTTCTGCGAGCAGCACGTCTACGACATGATCTCGGCTGCTGATTTGACTAAACGGACCGCGCCGGCCGGCCACGCGGCCCTGGTTGCGGCGCAAACGGTCGTCGAAGCCTGTGCTGATATTCAGGACTGCGCCCGGCGCACCGGCAAGACCGGTGTCACCGGCGACGAGATGCGCGTGCTTCGCGCTGGCGTGCCGCAGCTGATCACGTTCCTCCGTAGTGCGTCGAATTTGGCGCTGGCTCGCGCGGTGGTGGCGGCGCATGCCGACTTTGTTCGATTCGGAGGGCTGCGGGTATGAAGCCGATCCCGCCTGAGGAGCTGATGGCCATCCTGACCGCCAGCGGACGCGTCGGTAGAAAGCGCGCCGGGAATTCGCCGGGAACATTTCGCGAGCCAATTCCTCCCGTGACACTCTTCAACGCGCATAGTGGCCAAACGAGCCCGGTTTTTGATACCCCATCCTAAAAACACGGCGCAAGGTATCAATTGCAGAATGGTAGCTATTTGCCGCTGTTGGACTGGTTGACCGTTGACAGCCCCATACACCCGGCTTGGGCATCCATGAGAGTATAAAAACGTTTAGTTCCGCGCGGATCGGCCTCTAATTTTATATCCTTATATTCGGCAATCGATTTCGTATATTGCGATTTCAGGTCATCGATATGCTGTTGCGAAAGCGTGGTTCTATCATGTTGGTTTGATGCTAAATCACCGATCACGGAATTCGAACCGCCGGCTGACGAAATGCCAATTCCCATCAGCACGGTTTTGGCTGGCGCATAAACTGTAACACCCCCAATGAGTGCGATGAGTGCGCCTATCGCATTTAGGTGGGCTTGATTTCTGGTTGTGCGAGAACTCTGGGATTCGTAACCGATCAATTGGAGTGAACAATCTCTTTGTACCTCTTTGTAGAGCAATATTAATTTATCCTCGATGCTCTCAATTTGACTTGAAGTTAGGTTTGCAGTTGTAGAATTTTTTACGATAACTGCCGAGAGATTTTCGCGAGCATTTTCTGAGCTCGCTGAGCTTTTAACGAGTTGCTCTTGCAGAGTATCGGTCGTCGTGGTTGGCGCTTGGTTCGTTGAATCTGCTGATTTGGCCGGCGCCGTCGCCGTGGCTCCGACTGGTGGCGTTACCGGCACTGGCGGCGTTACCGTCACTGGCGTTTTCGCGACCGGCTCAATTGACGTCGGTTCGGGGGTTGGCGGAACTAGAACCTGGGCGGATTGAACTGTTGCTGCCGCCATGGCAAGGGAAATATAAGCCGCTATTCGCCAAATCAGTCGTTTCATTTTTTTCCTCGCACATGTTGGAATTGACTACATTATTTAAACAGGATTTAGATATAAAAATGATATTTATTTTTCGAGATGTCAAGAAAACAACGGTTTGTTAAAAAGTCCGTTGCATAGTAGTTAATTAGTTCGCATTTTTTCCTGTTGGAATTTGATTCCATGTGGTAAGGTAGGAGGGTCTTGTTTCGGAGCCCGCCATGTTCGCTGAAAAATACGTCCTCTCGCTGACCTCATCGAACCTGCAGGACGACGAGCACCACCATCACACCGATGCATTGGCCGCCGCGGCGCTGGCGGACCAAGCCGGCGCCGGTATCGGCTCGCTGCTGTCGCGCGTGAAATTCGCCGACGGTTCGATCTGCAAGGAATTTGAAAGCGGTACGGTCAACCTGGCGCAGCTGCTGCGCGTGTGGACCGCGGCCGTGACGGAGAAGGGGCGCTCACGTGGCTGGATCAAGGTCAACAATGCCTGGGACGTGTCGGCCTGCCATTCGCTCTACAGGCGCGTGGCCGAGCGCTCGCTGGCGCACTGGCTCGATGGGAAGTGCGAGACCTGCCGTGGTACTGGCGTAACGACCGAGCGGCGCTTCTGCACCGCATGCAAAGGAACCGGCCGCTCCGAGATCACCGGCGGCGGTTACGAGCGCGAGAAGATTATGGACATGGTCAGCGAGCTGGAAGGGCTCGTGCAGGCACACAACGCGCGCGCCGCCGGCCTGTTGCGTAGGGGGTAACTCGCCCGCTTATTTCGTTTTTTCGAAGATTTCTGTCCGGTGAAAGTGCAGATAGGCGCGTTGCCCGGCGCTGAACTTTCCGACATTTTTTTTCCGATCAATACTCCATTGCAGCAGGAGCGCCGGATCTAGATGGCGCGAAATCAGCAGCATGCCTTCATCATTAAAAGAAATGTGCCCTTGATCGAACAGATGATCAATATGCGGAGCCAGTAAAAGCCCATTACACCCATCAAGTTTCTCGGCGTCTGAGCTCTTCGCCCAGGGCTTCATGTGGCTCGCCCGTAAGTGCTTAGTATCGGCGGTCCCTGTGACTCGACACGCTGTCTCATTTAGCATCACGTTTGCCTTGAATATTCCTTGGCCGCGGCGCGCTTTGATGAGCTGTGTACGGGTCGTCGCGCCGATGTCGCTCCTGCCGCGGATCGCCTCTTCGATGGCATCGTCGGTCTTTTCGCCCAACTCGCCAGGGCCCGGAGCATTTGCGACAACTTTTTGATATTCCGGACCGATCAAGGTGGCAAGAATTTCAGCAAAGTCCGAAGAGATCTCGGCTAGGTACACGGATTGGAGGCCGTTACCATTGGGCTGTAAAGGAGAGTATTTCTTCGGCAGGACAGGGAGTATGGTCTCGATATGACTTTTCGGGCGTACCTGATGTGTAAGCTCGAAGAAATCCACAGGTACAAACCAGCCGTCGTCGGACCAACTTTTCCCTGGTGTTCCGAATTCCGGTTTTGGTGACGTTCGAGCCGTTCCAGATGCGATGCCTACTGCTTTGATTAGCGAATCGCAAAATGAGAATACGATGTCGCCGGCTTGGACTCGCTCCATGTTCTCGTAAAACTGATTTCGACTCCCATTTTTCTTGATCTTCGGGCTCCATAGGTAGCTACCGCGAATTTCATATTTATACGTGCCATTTTGATTTACCCACCAGTATTTCATGTCATTCTTTCTATTCGGCAAGGATTGAATGTTACAACAACTTCCCATAAGGAAAAGTTGTAAACCACGAATATTTAGGATAGACTTGGCAGCACATACTCACCGCACCCGTAATGATCGCCTCACGGCGGCACCGATAGCAGTGATTCGCTGAGCACCCATCTTTCGATGGATCCGCTCGCGTTAAAAAATGTCGTAGTTCACTTCACGCTATAGTTGTTGGAACGAACCCAGAAGCCCGCCCTGTGCGGGTTTTTTGCATTTCCGACCCAGATCGAGGTCGCCATGACCAAAACGACGCAACCGCCGAAAGAGTCGGTCCGCGAGTACTTCGATCGCCGCATGCATTCGGAAGAGCCCCCGCCCACGCTGGAGGAAATCAGGCGCGAGTTGGGGTGGTGGTTGATTGCTGAGAATCGCCAGCAGGACGCCGGCAGTGAAGACCAGGATTAATCGCGAGTCTTACGGCGACGGGCGATGCAGCCAACTAGGCCTAGACCGCCGAGAAGCATGGCGTAAGTGCTCGACTCGGGAACTGCCGACACGGCGGTACCAAACCCGTCCAGATACACGTATCCGGTATGACCTGTCGGCAGGCAATCGGCGCCAAGCACGGACAACGTGAAATCATGTCCGGATAAGCTGGCACTGATTGACAGACTTTCGTTCTGCCAAGTCGGGGTGTAATAGAGGTCGCCTTCCTGCGCAAATCTCGAATCCACCCCGGTGCCCGTGGCGCCAGCGTTGTACAGGCGGCTGATCAACAGCGTGCCGGTCGTGTTATCGGTGAGCGTGATGATCATCGCAGCCGATTCATCCGGTATATGTCCGCCATTTTCCAACACAGCCTTCCACGCGAAACCGATCGTTGAATCGGTGTAATTGGTCACCTTCTGGCTGATAACCGAAGCGTAGCCGCCGTTGATTGTGTCCTCGACGCGGTAGGAAAAATTGCCGGAGTTGACGGTCGAGCCCAGCAGGGCGCCAAGGTTTGGGTCCAGGGTCCCGGCCGAAATGATCTGCGAATGGCTCAAGCTGGAGTCGAACAACGAGCCCCCTGGCAGAATTTGATCCGGCGTGAGCAGCGAGTTTGTCGTGCCGCCGCGGTAGCCGGCGCCGACGGTCCAACCACTCGCATCCCCCGTTTCGAAACCACCGTTGACGAAACCCGACGCCTGTGACGTGCCAGCGACAAGAGACAAAGTGAGCAAAGCGAAACATAAATTGCGTTTCATAATTTTTCCCTAAGTGTGTGATTTTTAAATGGGCGGAAGCCCAAAATTATCACAGCATTAACCGTGCCAATTTTGTAAGTACTTGAATCTAATAGATAAACTCCAGAATTGAAAGTTACTCGGTAAGAAGTGTAAAGAATGCCGACAGTTTTACTGGGAGTTTGTTTGTTTGCGGGGAAATTTCCCTTGCTCCGCGTGCCTTTGCTGCGCGCCATATGTAGATTTCCTTCGCCGCAGCCAGCGTGCCAGCGGCTTTTATTTGAGGGCTGGCATGCCGATCATTCATATCGATATTGAAGCGCTGCGACGTGACCTGGCCACGCTGAACCTCGAGCATGAATGCGATTGCGCGAACCGAATCGGTTTTGAGGCCTGGATGCGCCTGCGCACCAACCGCTCGCACGCCGAGTTCATGGCGCGCACGATGCGCTTGCCGTCGGCGTCCTGATGTTCGCACTGTTACTCCGGCTACTGAGCCACTTTTTCAACTCGCACTGCAATCCGCCGTGCGAATCCCACTTCGTCGTCCAGTGTGACGGCATTCCCGCAAAGGTATCTACAATGTTTATCAACGTCACCCGCAACCACGCCCCGATCAACCTGAAGGCTATTTTCAAAGCCGCGGACGGTGAAGTCGAAGCGCCACTGACACCCGCCGTCTGGTCGATCGTGAACCCTGGGACCGCCGACGCATCGAGCCTGGCCAGCCTGGCAGTCGCCGATGATGGCCTGACGGCTGTCGCCACGCTGTCCGGCGATTCCGGCGCGGCCACCATCGTGGTCGTGGCCGACGGCGTCACCATCACCGCCGACCTGGTCATCGCGCCGCTGCCGATTGTCTCGGGCGAAATCACCTCCGATGTGCCAGAAGCTGCACCAACCGTATAACGTCAGCGACGTGCCAGAGCGCTCCAGCGGCACGGGCTTGGAAAGCGGGCGCAGTCCGCCGATGTAGCAACGGCCCAGGGGAATCCGGGCGCGAGCAATCGCGTCACCCGCTGGGAGCAGGCGGCGGCAATTGTAAAAGTGGCATCGTCGTGGTAGCGTGATCTCCTTTCATTGAGGAGATAAATATGGAACCGTTACAACGTGAGGCAGTGCGTAGGCTTGCTAACAGCTCATTTGCTGTCGACCAAATCGTTGAAAATTTCAAAGAGATGGCTCTTACCCCTATGCCAGTAGGGGCTGAAATTCTTGGATTTTCAATACAGCGATCCAAAGACGCGGCCGCTTTGTTTGAATGCGTGGGGCATCGCGTAACACTGTCAGCGCAGTACGCTCAGATTAGGGTAGGCAAGGAAATCGCGGCACGAATTAGCTTTTGCCGCGTAAATGGTAAGGAAGGGTTGGGCGAGAGCTTGCTTGTGGCGACCCTCAATGCGAATGGTGACGTAACGTTTCCTGATGGCGACACTTTCGATATTTGGCCGCAAAACGATCCTAACCCCACTATGTTTCGTTTTCATTTGTCCTGCCAAGTCCTGCGCGCTATCCAAGAGGCATTGCCGTCGGCGTGAAGCTGAGCGCCGCCCGGCTCCTCTCATATAAAAAATTGGGGCGCGAATGAAAGGTGCATCCTCGAAAGCGCGGCCGCTGCCGCCCGCAATCTTCGCCGACCCGCTGAATAGCCGCTTCTCTCCCGCGCCCGAGGTGCTTGCGTGGGCTAGGGCTGAAATTCTTCAAGAGAGCGGTCAGCTCTACAACGAGGACCACGCTCACCTGGAATATGCCAACGTGCAGTTCCTGTGGGCGCCGCACGGCTTTGTGAAGGCTGGCCGCACAGTGCTGGGCCAATGCGAGGAAGTGACCTTTCGCTGCGGGCCGTGGCAGAAGGGTCGCCAGCAACAGCAGATGGCCGACTGGTTCGGCGCGGTTCCTGATTTCTTGATCACCCTCGACGCCGCCTACTGCCTCCAGTGCAGCGATGCCGAGTTCTGCGCCCTGGTGGAGCACGAGTTCTACCACATCGGCCAGGAATCCGACGAGTTCGGCGGTCCCAAGTTCAACAAGTTCGGCCTGCCGGTGCTGTGCATGCGTGCACATGACGTCGAAGAGTTCGTCGGCGTTGTTCGCCGCTACGGCCCCAGCGAGGATGTGCAGCGGCTCATCGACGCAGCAAAGATGCCGCCCGAGGTGGCAAAACTCAACATCGCGAGGGCGTGCGGCACCTGTCTGCTCAAGGCGGCTTGACCTTGACGGCCTCTTGACAGAAAGCAACCCATGGCCGCACTTAAGGATGACGTGAAGGCCTTCATCGTGCAAGCGCTGGCATGCTTCGACAAGCCAACGCAGGTGGTAACATCGGTCAAGGAGCAATTCAAGCTCGATGTCACCCGCCAGCAGGTAGAAACATACGACCCGACGAAGTACGCCGGCCGGACGCTGAACATCAAGTGGCGCACGCTGTTCAATGACACGCGTAAGCGCTTCCGCGAGGAGACGGCCGAGATCGGCATCGCCAATCGCGCCGCTCGGCTGCGGGCCCTGGATCGAATGGCTGATAAGGCTGAGTCGAAGGGCAACTTGCCGCTGGCGATGCAGATCATCGAGCAGGCGGCCAAGGAAGTCGGCGACATGTACGTCAACCGGCGCCTCGATGCGCCGAAGCTGCCGGGCGACACCGGCGAGGGCATTCCGACCGCGCCCGAATACACGCTGAGCCCCGATGAAGACCTCCCCGACAGCCCGATTCTCTGAAGGGCCTGTCGCGCTGACGCCGAAGCAGGCGAACATTTACTGTTGGGGCTGGCAAAAGAAGGCGCGCTTCCGCGATGCGGTATGCGGCCGACGCTTCGGCAAGACGTTCCTCGGCAAGGCGGAGATCCGGCGTGCTGCGCGCCTGGCGGCTGAGTGGGGCGTCAGCGTCGAGGACGAGATCTGGTATTGCGCGCCGACGTTCAAGCAGGCCAAGCGCGTGTTCTGGCGCCGCCTCAAGCAGGCGATCCCGCCGAGCTGGCGCGCAGGCAAGCCGAACGAGACCGAGTGCTCGATCACCACGAAGGCCGGGCACGTCATCCGCATCGCCGGTCTGGATGCTTACGACAACTTGCGTGGCTCGGGCCTGTTCTTCGCGCTGATCGATGAGTGGGCCGACTGTCCGTATGTGGCCTGGGAGGAAGTTCTCCGGCCGATGCTGTCGACCTGCAAGTACACGGTCAACGGCGAGCAGCGGGTCGGCGGCCACGCGCTGCGCATTGGCACTCCGAAGGGCTTCAACCATTGCTACGACACCTATCTTGATGGGCAAGGCAAGGAGCCTGACCACAAGAGCTGGCTCTACACATCGGAGCAGGGCGGCAACGTCCCAGCCGAGGAGATCGAGGCAGCGCGGCGGAAGATGGATCCGCGCACGTTCCGCCAGGAGTATCAGGCCAGCTTCGAGAACTACCAGGGCGTCATCTACTACTGCTTCAACCGGAAGCTGAACCACACGGACGACACCGTGCAGCCGGCCCACAACGGACAGCCGGCCGACGCACTGCACATCGGGATGGACTTCAACGTCGGCGCCGGCGCTGCTGTCGTGCACGTCATCCGCGACGGCCTGCCGCGCGCGGTGGACGAGTTCACGGAGGTGTTCGACACGCCGGCCATGATCGTCAAGATCAAGGCGCGTTACGTCGGACACCAGATCACGATCTACCCGGATGCGTCCGGCCAGAACCGCAAGAGTAGCGGGGCGAGCGAGTCGGACCTGTCGCTGCTGCGCGCCGCCGGCTTCACGGTGGTGGTGGACGGCGCGAACCCGGCCGTGACCGACCGCATCAATGCGATGAACGCGATGCTGTGCAACACCTACGGCGAGCGGCGCTTCCTGGTCAATACGGACAAATGCCAGAAATACACGCTCTGCCTGGAGCGTCAGGTCTACAACGACAAGGGCGAGCCGGACAAGAAAGGTGGCTTCGACCACACGAACGATGCCGGCGGCTACTTCATCACGAAGCGCTGGCCGATCGTCAAGCGCACGGCGCGCTCGAGCGACCTACACATTTAATAGCAAGGAAAGCATGGCCACCAAAGTCAACGACACCTCTGCCGCGGTCGCCGCGATGCAGGGCGACTGGGCAAAGATCGACGCCCTGGTCGGCGGCACCGGCGCCATGCGTGCGGCAGGTGAGAAGTACCTGCCGAAGTTCCCGGCCGAAAGCCAGCAGAGCTACGATTACCGCCTGAAGACGTCAACCCTGTTCAACGGCTTGGGCCGCACGCTGGAGAACATGGCTGCCAAGCCGTTTGCCGAGGCAGTTCAGCACAAGGATTTCGATCCGGTCGCCGAGACGTGGCTGGATGATATCGACCAGTGCGGCAACAATTTGACCGTGTTAGCGGCCAGCATCATGACGGCGGGCCTGAAATACGGCCTGACGCACATCCTTGTCGAGAACCCGGTCACGATGGGCGACGACGGCCAGCCGCTGTACAAGACGAAAGCGCAGGAAGACGCCGCTGGCGTGCGGCCGTACCTGGTGCACCTGACGCCGTCGCAGATCCTGGGCTGGAAGAGCGCCAAGGGCGCGAACGGCGCCGAGGTGCTGACACAGCTGCGCATCAGCGAGTCCGTCGAAGAAGACGACGGCGAGTTCGGTACCAAGGTCATCGCACAGGTGCGCGTGTTGGTCATCGGTGCTTGGGCGACCTATCGCAAAGGCGAGAAGGAAGACTGGATTGTCCACCAGCAGGGCACGATGTCGCTGGACTTCATCCCGCTGGTGACTTTCTATACGCGCCGGACCGGCTTCATGACGGCCGTGCCGCCGCTGCGCGACCTCGCCGACCTGAACATCAAGCATTGGCAGTCGTCGAGCGACCAGGACAGCATCCTGCACACCGCGCGCGTGCCGATCCTGGCGATCAGCGGCCTGAACGACGACGACAAGATCGAGATCGGCGCGAAGGCTGCGCTGATGCTGCCATCCGGCGCCGACGCGAAGTACGTCGAACACACCGGCGCCGCCATCGACGCCGGCCGCGTATCGCTGCAGGACCTGGAAAACCAGATGCGCGCGATGGGCGCCGAACTGCTGGCCGAGACGCAGGTGCAGACCACCGCGACGCAGAACAACATCGAGGACAGCGAAGCCAAGTGCCAGCTGTCGCGCATGGTAGAGGCGCTGGAAGACACGCTCGACAACGCCATCGGCATCATGCACACCTGGATGCGCATGGTCTATAAGGGCAACGTCGACATCTTCGACGACTTCTCATCCGACTCGGTGCTGGCCACGGCCGCGCCGTTTGTCATCGCCCTGGTCCAGATCGTGAACAACGGCCTGCTGTCGAAACAGGACGCCTTCGCCGAGATGCAGCGCTACGGCATCGTCAATCCAGATCTGGTCTGGGAGGATGTGCAGGCGCGAATCGAGCAGGAGCCGCCGGCGTTCAGCGTGCCGATGCCGGCCGCGCCGGCGCCGGCTAAGGATCCGGCTGACGCATGAGCGCCCTTGAGCAGTGGCTGACCGAACTTCTGCTGTCGCATGGCATCGATATGCTGCGCGTCGAGGCGGCCGCGAAAGCGCGCGTCCTGGCGCTGCTGATCCTAATGCAAAAGGACTTGGTATCGCTCCTGGCAAACGCTGACATGATCAGCGACATGGGCAAGGCTGGGAAGAACGCGCTGCTGCGCGAGTCGAACGCGGTCATCGCCAAGTACTACGGCGAGGCCCAGCTCGCGGTCGACCTATTCGGCGTGGCTGATGTCGAGGCGCTGGGCGTGAAAGCCGCGCTGGCCGGCGCCATTGATCATGTGGCAGGTGCTGCAGGCGCCGAAGTGCGGCTGGGCGTTGGCCTACCGACCGAGAACTACATGCGCGCGCTGGCGGCCGACACGCTGGTCCAGGGCTCCCCGGCAAAGAACTGGTGGTTGCGCCAGCAGCAAGATACGGCGTTCAAGCTAGCCAACGAGATCCGCATCGGCGCGGCGCAGGGCGAAACCAACGCCCAGATCATCAAGCGCCTGGTCGGGCAGCCGGCCACGGTGGCGAAGGCGACAACGGACACGGCACCAAGTGCGAAGGCGCCGGCCGACGTCGTTGTGCCAGGTATTCAAGGCCTTATGCCGCTGGCGCGCAGCAATGCCGCCTCGATCGTGCAGACCAGCATGGCGGCCGTCGCGGCAGCGGCCCGGCGCGCAACCTTCCAGGCGAACAGCGATATCACGGTAGGCCTGATGCA